CGCGTGTAGGCGCGGGCGGCGAGATAGGTATCCGCGCCAAGCACGAGGTCGCGGTCGTGGTCCGTGAAGCGGAACACCTGGCCGTCGCGGCGCGTGATCTCGATGCAGGTCGCGAGCGTGAGCGGCGAGCCCGTGGCCAGGTGCGCGGCGAGCCCGGCGGACGCGGCCTTCATTCGCGCACCTCGACCAGCGGAATGGACGGCCACTCGCCAATGTCGGCGAGGTCCAGGCGAAGCGCCATCGTGTCCGCCTCGAAGCGCACCGGCACGTCGAACTCACACTCCGCTTCCACAGCCTGACCGGTGGTGGCCGCAAGCGTCGCGCCGATGGTGATGACCCCAGTCGTCAGGTTGACCTGGAACTGCGTGCCGCCCGTGCCAATCGTCCGCTCTGTGCCGTTCACCCAGCAGCGTACCGTGCCAGAGACAGGCTTGGTGATGGCGCGCGTGCGCGTGGTCGGGCCCGAGACGTACTGCTTGCCGATCTGGTACGCAGCGAGCGTGCCGTTCGTGGTGCCGATCTGCGTGCGCGGCATCTGGTAGTCAGCCCAGTCGCGGAACCGGAACGCCCGCGCGCGCCCGCCGCGCGCACGATGGAAGTTGATGATCGCCTCGTACTGCGCGCGAGTCTTGACGCCGGACGACACATCGAAGCGCAGCAGGGGCACCGCCCACGCCTCGACACGGACTTCCCGCCCATTGGCGGCCGTGCTGACCAGCGTGTTGTGCTGCGGTCCGCTGATCGCGCCGAGCCCGATCTCGACCGGGAAGCGCACGTCGTCAAAGGCCATGCAGCCCTCCTTCAGATGCTGCGGCCGGCGCCGCGCACCGCGCGCGCGAGCGAGCCAGCGACCGCCGCCTGGGACGCGCGGAAGCCGTCCATGTCCCGCACGCCGTGGAAGTGGACGACGACGCCGCTGCGGCCCGTCGCCACGTCCGGATCGATCACGCCCGCTGTGTTCGGGCGGAAGATCTCCGGGCCCCGCTCGCCAACCACGTAGTAGCGCGACGGGTCCACCGGCCCGCCCTCCGCGCGGAAGCCGCCGAACAGGCCGCCGATGGCGCGAACCGCACCGGTCAGGAAGCTGCCGCTTCCGCCGCCTCCGCCGCTGTCGCCGAAGATGCCGGCAAGCAGGCTGCGCGCCGCCATCTGCGTGCCGATACGCAGCAGGTCGCGCTCCAGGCTGCGCAGCACCTCGCCGAACGACTTGCCCTCGGCGATGGCGTCGACGAACGCGGAGGTGAGCGCTTTTTCGAGCTGCGCCGCCACGTCCGCGACGCCGCTGAGCTCGTCCTTCAGCTGCTGCGCGGCGCGGTTGTAGGTTTCCTGGGAGATGGCGCCGGCGGCCAGAAGCTCGTTGAGGTGGGTGAGCTCGGCGGCCAAGCGCTCCTGCGCGGTCGCGACGGCTTGCGTCACGCGCTCGCCTTCCGCGCGCAGACGGTTCAGGCGCTGTTCGTGCTCGATCAGCTCGGCGCGGGTGCGCGCGGCGCCTTCAATCTGCGCACGTTCGGCCGCCGTGAGTTCTGCGCTGGTGCGGAGCCGCGCAGCATGGTCGGCGCGGGCGCGCGTCTCGGCCTCGATCAGCGCGCGCGCCACCTCGCGCGCGACGTTGCCCTCGTTGGCGACAGCGGCCTCCGCCTGCGCCAGGCGCACGGCGTCCTGCAGGGACTGGATGTAGGAGCGGAGCTGCGGTTCCTGGCGGGCGCCGCCGGTCGGGCGCGTGTTGGTGCCGGCGCTCGTCCGGCCGACAGGGCGCGCGCCGTTCGCCACAACACCCGTTACGTCACTGGTTCCCTTGATCGCCTGTGCAATTTTCTCACTGGCCTCAGCGACCCGCGCAAACGTGCGCGCGGTCTGCTCCGCCTGCACGTTCAGGGTTCCCAGCCGCTCCACCGCTTGCTGCAACGCCCGCTCGGTCCGCTGGATTTCGGCGGTCAGCGTGGCGGCCCGCTGCGCTGACGTGCCGATGCCGAGCCCGTCCATGCTTCTCAGCCGTTCGAGCGCGGCCTCAAGTCGAGCGATCTCGGCGTAGACCTCCTGGATTTCTGTCTGCATGCGCCGGAGATCTTCGACGGCTGCCGCCACGCCCAACCCCGCACCCAGGGCGAAGCCACCAACCGCACCGGGGAGCCCTGCGCGACTGCCGAGCGCCGCCCCGGAGAGCGCGCCAGCGCCCACGGTCGCCACTGCCTGCAAGGCTCGGCCGACATTCGCGAAGGACGGATTGTCAAGCAGCGTATTCAGCCCGATCAACGCGCGCTGAAGCGCCTCGACCCCGGACAGGATCGCCGGCGCCAAGCCCGCCGCGAAGCGCTGCTGCAACACCGCGATCTGCTGGTTCAGCACGGCAAAAGCGTCGCCAGCCGCATCCGCGCGCGCAGACAGCTCCTCCGCCAGCACCGCGCTGAAGCTCCGCGCCTGCTGCTCGGCGCGACGCAGCCCATCGGCACCCTGCGACAGGATTGGAAGCAGTGCCTGGCCGCCGCGGCCGAACAGATCCACCGCAACCGCCGCGCGCGTTGCCGGGTCCTGGATGCGCGACAGAGCGTCGGCGATGTCTGGCAACACCTGCTCAGCCGTGCGCAGCCGCCCCTCACTGTCCCGCACGGAGACGCCAAGCCGCGCGAAGGCGGCAAGCGCCGTCTGCGACCCCTCGCCCGCCTCGCCCAGCGTGCGCGTCAGCCGCTGCAAGCCCGTTTCCAGCTGGCCCGTGGAAACGCCGGCCTGTGCCGCCGCGAAGCGCAGGATCTGCAGGCCCTCGACCGACACGCCAGCCTGCTCTGCAAGCTCGCCAAGCCCGCCGGCGGCGTTGAGCGCGGAGCGCGTCATGCCGACCAGGCCGCCGATCGACAGGGCAGCCGCCAGCGGCGCGAAGGCCGTGCGGAGCGCGCCGGCGGCGGCGCCTAGGCTGCCGAACGCTGCGCTGGTGCGCTGCGTCTGCGCCTGGATCGCCGTCAGGCTGCGCTCAAGCTGCTGCTGCGCGCGCGACATGGACGTACGCGCAGTGCGAAGGCCGCTTTCCCAGGCAGCGGTTTCGAGATCGAGATCCGCGCGCAGCGCGCCGATGCGCGTCGATCCGCTCATTCGCTATCGGTCCTCGTTTGGCGGGGGAACATGCTCATCACCGTCTTGATCTTGGCTGCGAGGTCCGGCGCCGCGTGCTTCGGCGCATGGCGGGCCAGCACCTGGGACAGATCAGGAAGTTTCTTCGTCCGCGCGAACGCCTCCGCATGCCACGCGGCGAACAGCGCCAGGTCGTGCCGCGCGCGCACCGCATCCGCCTCGGCCTCCAGCAGGGTCGAGGATTGCCACGGCGTCATGCGCCAGAACTCGGAGGGCGCGATGCCGCAGCGATGGGCGGCGCGGAACGCGTTGGCGACTAGGTCCCCGCGGGGCTGGTCGCCGCGGGCTGCTGAGGGCTCTGCGGAGTGTCCTCGCTCGGCCCCGTCAGCGCGTAACCGATGGCGCGCGCGAGCGCGTTGATCACCGGCAGGAACGGCGGCGAGAGATCGAGCAGACGCGCCGCCGTCATCTCGGGATGGTGGCGCGCGAGCCCGATCGCGAGGATCTCCGCCAGGCGCTCCGGCTCATAGGGACTCAGGCTGTCCATGCCGGTGAACCCCGCCTTGCCGAGCATGGAGAATGCGCGCCAGTCGAACACCAGCACGAACTCTCGGCCGCCAAGCGTGACGCGCGCCTCTCCTGCATGCGGAGCGTCGGTCACATGTCGCCCCATGTGACGGGCCCGGTCACCCGCAGCGTGACGCTGGCGGTGACCTTCTCGTCGACCGCGCCGGAGACGGTGAAGTTCTGCACATACGCGTTGAAGGTAAGCTGCGTGTTCGCGGTGTCCGACAGCGACAGGACGAATGCCGTCGGCACGGAGAGCACTTCCTGCCGCGCGCGCAGGAAGACCTGGCCGACATCGCCGGGCTTGAACTGCAGCTCGGCCGTGACAGTGCCGCTGTCCTTCAGCCCCATCACGAACTCGCGCGCCTGGCTGCCCAGGTGCGTGACATCGATCTCGCTGGCCGAGCCGCCCGGACCGTTGAAATCGGTCAGCTCGCCGACAAGCGCGGACAGCGTGAAGGTCGCGGATTCCGCCGGCGACACTGCCACCGGAGCGGGCGTGACCGTGATCGTTGTCGCGGTGACCGCCGTGATGGTGAAGGTGGTAGACGTGTTGCCCGTGGCCGTCGTCGTGAAGCTCATGCCCACGAGGAAGCCATCGGTGATGAAGCTCCCGGCGGCACGGGCAAACTGCGCCGGGCTCACCGTGGCCGTAATGGACGCGGTGCGGACGAGCCGCCCGGTCAGGGTCGTGCCCTGTGTGCTGAACGCCATCGCGCTCTACTCCTCGATGTGGTGGATGAGGTAATCCTGCGAGACGCGGAACAGCGCCTCCGGCCGGATCTCCGGCTCGTGCAGATCCTGGTCGCTGATCAGCGACACGCCCTCGATGCGGCAGGACCAGCCGGTGCCGGTCACATCGCCTCGGTAGCCGTCCAGGCGCTTGCGGACAGCGTCCGCCACGCCCCGCGCGCTCGCATAGCTTGCGCCGTACAGGTCGATCTGGAAGCGCGCTGACACGAGGCCGCTCGGGCCGAGCGTGCCTCGCGCGCGCACCGCCGAGACGCGGGCATAGACCGCGTACGGCATGTCCAGCCGCGCCGGCGCCGCGACGGGATAGAGCCGTGCGGCGAGGGCCGGGATCGGGTTGCCGACCGTCAGCCGGGCGAAGATCGCGCGCTCGACGCTCATCGCCGCACTCGCGCCAGCCGCGCGGCCTCCCGCTCAAGCCCGGCGCCGATGCGCCGAGCGATCTCCGGCAGCAGCCGCGGTGCCGTCGTGTCCCAGGCCGGGCGAAAGAACGGGCGGGCGGGCATGGCCCTGACCTCGCGACCGAAGATCGTCTTGCCGTCGCTCAGCACCTTCTTGCGCTTCACGGCGAGCGCGCCCCTGCCGTATTCGACCCAAGTCGCCCAGAAGGCGCGGCCGGTGTGCACCACAACGCGGAAGCGCTGCGGGCCCGGCAGGCGTGTGACGCGGATGTTGTCGCGCAGCCGGCCGTATTTCGGGTGCGGGTCGCCCTTGCCCCGCGGCGCGGCGCGTCGGACGTTCCGCTGCACCAGCCGCGCCGCGGCCTGCATGGTCGCCTGGATGACGCGGCGCTGCGCCGGCCCGGCCAGGTCGCGCAGAGCGGCGTTCAGCTCCCGCGCGCCTGCGATGCGCACCGGGCGCGTCATGGCTGCTGGCCCGAGCAAAGCAGGTCAAGCCCTTCGCGGCGGCCGACCTCAAGCACGGCCTGGATATCCCAGACGCGCTCCTCGTGGACGATGCGCATGCCAGCCGAGACGCCGGATCGCCAGCGGATGCGCACCCGCGCATCGCGCTCCGGCTGCTCGGCGCCGGCGCCGTAGCGTTCTTGGCCGCGCAGCGGGACGATCTGAGCCCAGAGATCGGCGACGAGCGACCACGTCACCGTCTCCGACCCGTCGGCCGCGCGCGTGACGCTGCGCTGTTCCAGCTGGATGCGCCGGTCGAGGCGCCCGGCCTCCATCACACCCACACCAGCCGGTACGGAGTGATCAGCGCGTCATAGGCGAGCGGCACGACAGAAAGGGGCTTCTGCGACGCCGCCTCGCGGTTCTCGTAGAGCACGCCGAGATGCAGCTTCATCGCCGCGACCAGCGGCGCGGGCACGGCTGCGGCGTTGCCGTAGCCCGCGACGAAGGTGATGCGCACCGCGTCGGGCTCATGCCGCGCCAGCGGCCAGGACTCGCCGAACACCGGCCGCACCAGCCCCTGCCCCCATGGCCCCTGCGCGACCTCGTAGAGCGTCGGCGAGAGGGTGACGGGCGATCCGTCGCTGTCCGGATAGACGATGGACGTCACAGACTGGAGCGGCGGCAGCGGCAGCGTGATCGCTGCATCGCTCGCCGGGAAGCCAGGCAAGTCCAGCCGCCAGGTCTGCGTCATCAGCGCCCGGCCGAGAATGCCGGACGGCCCGTCAAGATGCTGCCGCGCGGCCGTGATGAGCGACGTCACCAGAGCATCGTCCGGATGCGTTGGCGGCGAGCCCGTCGCGTCCAGGCGCAGATGCAGCCGCGCGTCGGCGAGCGTGATCGGCTCGCCGGCGGGCGGGGTGACGAGCGTCAGCGGCATGGCCTTGCCTCAGTCGCCGGTCGGTTCAGCCGCCGCGCGCCGCACGCGCCGCGCGGGCGCAGACGGCGCGGGCTCGGCATCGGCTGCCGGAGGCTCCTCCGGCACCGCGTCGTGCACCGCCTCGGCGATGCCGCGCGCGACCAGGACCGCGCCGACATCCTCCGGGAAGCCGGCAAGCTCGCCCGCGTTCCAGATGCGGTAGTGAGCGAGGAAGCGGACGCGCATCACTGCGGCAGCCGCTCAGCGCCGCCGAACACCGCGACAGCGGAAAGCGTCGCCGTGTCGGTGTTCGCCCGCGACAGGTCCGGCGTGTAGAGCAGCCGCACATAGCGGCGGGCGCCACGCAGGCTGACATTCGCCTCGAACGCGCCGCCGACGGTGCCCGACCCGGTCGCCACCACCGCCGCCGTGGCCGAGGCCACCGTCGCCGGGGAGGACATGTCGGACGCGTCGCTGGTCTGCACCGTGTAGGCGATGGACAGCGTCTCGCTCGCCGCGAGCACCGCCTCGAACGGCACGGCGAACACCGCCGACTGCGGCCAGCCGAGCAGCGCGCGGTCGATGATCACGCCGGTCTGCTGCTGGTTATCCTGGCCGGTGCCAGCGGTGATGGAGAGGTTGGCCGCAGCGCGGCGCACGCTGATCTTGGACCCGATGTCCCGGATCTCGGTCGTCATGTCACGTTCTCCTGGCGCACCCGCGCCCGCTGAAGGAAGGGCGGCCCGGCCACCGCGGCCGGGCCGTCAGGATCAGGCATGGCCCCACGTGATGTTCGTGATCCACGCAGCGGCCGGCAGGTGACGCAGGCCGATGTCGTGCTGCGCGATCGCGCGCATCACCGTCTCGTCGCGGGAGAACGCCGCCTGCAGGTTGTTGCTGGCGTCGCGGTACGCCGCCTCGGTCGAGAGCGACACCTCGATGCCCATGTGCTCGCCGACGACGACATGCGCGAAGTCGATCAGCCCGATCTCGGATTCGGTCCCGCCGCCCAGGTTGATCGGGATCTGCGTCGTCACGCGGAACGGCTTGCCGCGCAGCTCGCCGCGCTGCACCTCCGGGAAGGCGAAGTTGCCGTTGCCGTCCCGGATGTTCATCAGCCGCATGTAGGTCCGCGGCGCCATCAGCCAGCCCGGCCGCGTCATCGGCACGTCGGCGTTCAGCAGCGCGAGCTCCAGCCGGCCGAGATTGGCGGTGATGTCCGCCAGGGTGTCGGTGCCGGTCACCGTCAGCAGATGCGTGGCGGCGAAGGTCGTCCCCACCGCCTGGAAGCGCAGGCCGCGCGGCGAGAACTGCGTGCCGGCGCCGCGGATGAAGGAGAGGTCCATCCGCTGCGCAAGGGTGGCGATCAGGTCGTCGCGCACGATGCGGTCGGCGGCGACGCCGGCCGAGCGCAGCAAGTCGTTGCTGATGGGGATCAGCGCCGCGAGCTTCTTCGCGGACAGCTTGACCTGGCCGAACTCGACGGCCGTGGCCGGCGCGTCCTGCTGCTCGCCGATGTAGGAGGCGGCGGCGCCGGTCGCCAGCCGGTTCATCGTCATGTTCCCGTTCGGCATGTCCACCACCTGCGGGCGGAGGGACATGATGACGGACGCGGGGCGCAGCAGCTCGATCACCTCCGTGGAGACATCCTCCGGCACCAGGAAGCCGCCGGCCGAGCCGGTGCCCATGTTCTGGTTGGCGAAGAGGCCGCTCTCGCCCCACTCGTTCGCCGCGATCTGCGCTGCGACGTAAGGGATGCCGCCGCCGGCCGCGAGCGCGCGGAACATGCGCGCGAAGCGCAGCCCCTTCTCGTCGGCGGCCTTCGGCTGCGCCGGCACGGTCGGCGCGCCGCCCGGCAGCGCCGGGACCGGCCGCGCGGCGGCGGCCTTGCGGCGCTCGATGTCCTCGGCGCGCGCCAGGTCGGCGGCGACCTTGTCGTCCTCCGCCCGCAGCGCGTCGTAGGCGGCCTGGTCCTCCGCGGTGAAGTCCTCGCCCTCCCGCGACGCGACCAGCGCCTCCATCTGCTCGATGATGCCCGCGCGGCGGGCCTTCAGGGCCGTAATCCGGTCCATCTTCATCACTCCATTCCCGCGACCCGACGCCGCGTTTCGAGATCCGCTGCCGCCCACGCACGGCGGCCAGCGGGTGAGGTCTGCGCGGTGCGTCGCGCGAGCTGCTGGAGGGTGGCCTCCAGGGTGGAAATCCGGTCGGCCATGCCGGCTGCGACGGCGTTGGCCGCCGCGACCATGCCGCCGCGACCGAAGCGCGCGCGGACGACGGGAGGCGTGGTGCGCCGTCCGGCCGCCACGTCCGCGACGAACTGCTCCTCGATGGCGTCGACCTCGGCCTGGATTGCTGCACGTCCTTCCTCGGTGGTGAGGTCGGGGCGCTTGTTCGGAGCGCTGCTTGAGACGATCTCGTAGGCTCGGCGGCCGTTGGCGTCCGTCGTCTCCTGACGCGTGATGGTGGCCACGACGCCGATGCTGCCCACGCTTGCCGTCCGGTCGAGGACGACCTCGCGCGCCTGTGATGCCAGCCAGTAGGCGGCGGAGGCGGCCATTCCGGTGACAAAGGATGTCACGGGCTTGGCGGCGTTGCGGATGCTGTCTGCGGCTTCCCCGAGGCCCGAGACCACGCCGCCCGGGCTGTCCACCACGAGCACGATCGAGTCCACTTGCGGCGAGGCTTGCGCAACGCGGAAGTCGCGCATCAGCGCGTCAAGCGAGGTTCCGCCCGCGGAGCTGGTGACCAGGTTGGCGCGCGGGAAGATGGGCCCGAAGACCGGGATGGTGGCAACTCCATCGCGCACCATGGCGGTGCGCGCACCGTCCAGCGGCGTGCCCACGGCGGCCACCGTCGCTCGGGCGGTCGCTAGGCGGTCCTGGTGCCCGTCCTCCGCCACGGTCAGCAGCGCCGGATGGTCCAGCGCGCGCAGCGCGATCGCTTCGATCGCCGCCAGGTAGTCAGGCAGGATCGCCCATGGCTGCGCGCGCACGGCCGCCAGCACGGCCGAAGTGTCACACGGCATTCTGTCGGTCCTTTCAGGCGTCGGCCGGCGTCGCGGGCTGGCCGGCGATTGCCATGTTCGCCGGGCGCCAGCGCTCCTCGCCGGCGGCGCCGTCGATGCGGTTCAGGTTCTCGCGATCGCGGATCTCGTTCGCGCTCAGCACGCCGGTCAGGCGGGCCGCGTTGTACGCTTCCCAGCGGCTCTTGATGTCGCCCTTGACCAGCGCGTCCGCGAGGAACTCGAAATGCCCGTCCTCAGCCGCGAACGCCAGGTTCGCCGCGCCGGCGACGCGCTCATAGTGGGGGCCGAGGTGGTAGGTGACGAACTCCAGGCTCTGCTGCTCGATGTTGCCGAAGGTCGCGCGGCTCAGCTCGAACAGTAGATGCGGCGGGACGCCCCACATGCGCGCCACCTCCAGCACCTGGAAGGTGCGCGTCTCGACGAACTGGCTCTTCTGGTTGTCCTGGCTCAGGAACTTGGGTTCGAGCTCCTGGTCGAGCACGGCGATCTCGTTGGCGCGCGAGGGGCCTCCGAAGCGGCGCTTCCAGTCGGCGCGCAGCGCCTCCTTGGCCTCGCCGGACATCTTGCCCTTCGTCGTCAGGATCGTGCCCGGCCGCGCGTCATTGCCCCAAAAGCTCGCCGCATACTCGCCGGTCGCGATCGTCGCGCCGAGGGCGTCGCGCATGTAGCGCACCGGATTCAGGCCATACAGCCCGTTCCGGCTGGTGCCCGAGACGTGCCAGATGTCGCGCGCAGCAA